CATCACATTCTAAAAGTGACAACCCACCCGCATTTGCGCCTGAACCTAGCCAACACTATTTCACTTTGCGTCGAATGCCACAATCAATACACGTCTAAAGGCTTGTAACCAATAACTATTAAAAGAAGAGTTGAGACAAATGAATCTTCCAACCGGCTTAGTCATTCACTGCGACAAGTGCAGCATCGTGATTCCTTCTGATGCGCCTGTCGGTCCTACGCCTGATTGTGCTTCTGTGTTTCGTGCCAAATTGTGCTGGTACAACGAAAGTGCATCAATCCTTGACCGATTCACTCAGGCCGCTGCTGCATGGTCACTGATCCATCACAAGGATCTCACTGCAGGCCATCCTGAGTGCATTGAGTATCGCCGTCAGTTTCAGATGGAACGTAAAGCTCATTTCGCCAAATCCGCCGTCCGGATCGCCATGACTCCTGAGCAAGTCATTGTGCAGAAGGGCCGAACGGGCGCTTGGGTCTACAGGGAATGACAGCTTTAGATCAATTACGAGCAGAGTACGACTGGACTGTCATCTGCATCATGAATGGCTCACCGGATGAATCAACCCAATGTGAGTTCATTCACAGACAGCGTGAATTACGCGCTGAGATTAGACACCTTAGACTGCGACAAGCAAATGAAGACTAAGCTCCCTTGAACAAACGGGGAGCTTTTCTGTTTAAGACGATGCAAACGGAACTGTGCTCAAAGCGATAAGTGTTCAGGCAACTTCATACAATGCCGAACGCCGCACTTGAGCATAGTTCTAGTCGAGTCAATCACCGAATGATCCTACTCGCTTGTGCATGTAACAACCGCCTACCAGCATCGGTTCATGTATGTAACATATTATGTTGCAAATACATCGGCTGTAAGTGATTGATAGCATGGTGGTTACATGAGGGTGGATATGGGGTATATATCCGTAAGTTGTTGAAAACACAAAGACCAGCCCACCGCTTCATTTTTATTTTCGCATGTTCAATTCCAAAATTTTGAGAAGGACGTATCCAAATGGCCGGTAGAAGGCAAACAACATCTGCGTCCAAAGAGGCTGCTGGAAATCCTGGTCATCGTCCGATCAAACCTGATGCTGATTTCAGTTCTGCCGGTGCAATTGGCAATCCCCCTGCATGGCTCGACACGACAGCAAAGAAAGAATATCGACGCATAGTGTGCGCGTTGCAGGATCTGGATCTGCTGCACGCCACAGATGTGAGCATTCTTTGTAGCTACGCCGTCGCCTACAGCAGATGGATAACTGCGGAAAAGAAGATTGCGACAGAGGGAACTGTCCTTGAGGTTGTGGGCAGCATGAGCCAGAAGAAGTGGATTAAGAATCCTGCCCTGATGGTCAGCTCTGAGGCTCAGAAGCAAATGATTCGAGCCGGGGGATTGATTGGATTGAACCCAGTGGATCGCAACCGCTTATCTGCCTCGCCCAAACAGTTAGCAAATCCTTTCGCCTCTCTATTGGATGATGACGACGATGAATAGCAGGAAATTGGATGGCAAAAGATTTCACGGAGATTTGCAACAAGTATGCGAAGGATGTAGCTGAAGGCCGAATCGTAGTATGCAGATCAGTTGTACTTGCTGCAAAGCGGCACCTGTCGGACTTGGATAAAGTCGCTGAGCCTGAGTTCAGATACAAGTACAGTCCTAAAAAGGCAGCACGGATTTGCAAGTTCGCGGAGATGCTCCCCCTGGGTGGCAGGTGGGGCGGAAAAGGTATAACCCTAAGGCTTGAACCGTGGCAGGTGTTTCTATTCTGCTGCGTGTTCGGATGGGTCCATAAGAAGAATAATCTCAGACGCTTCAGGACCGTTTACCTCTACGTCCCCCGCAAGAATGGAAAATCCTTCCTCTCTGCTGTAGTAGGGCTCTATATGCTTCTGCTCGACAAAGAGCAGCAGGCAGAGATTTACTGCGGTGCCACCACTGAGGTACAGGCACAGTACGTCCTGCGTCCAGCACAGGTAATGATCAGGAAGACTCCCGGCCTAAAGGCTATGGGTGTCCAGTGCCTCGCTAATGCAATCGTTGTGCCTGCCACAGAGTCACGGATGCAGGCAACCATCGGACAGCCTCCAGATGGATCTTCCCCGTCATGTGCTCTGTTGGATGAAAGCCACGAATGGTCTAACGATCATCTGTTGACGACGATGCAGACAGGCATGGGAGCAAGGCTGCAGCCTCTCATCTGGGTCACTACGACTTCCGGTTACAACTCAGCAGGACCGGCCAAGCTGATGCAGGATGACGCTATAGACGTACTTGAGGGAATCAAGGAAGACGATCAACTATTTGCTCTGATGTATGGACTGGACCTTGGTGATAACTGGCAGGATGAATCTGCAATCTACAAAGCGAACCCCAACATAGGTGTTAGCGTAGGCGTCGAGTACCTCAAGGAACAGCAGCAGAAGGCTATCCAGACAATCCGACTGCAGACCTCAACAAAGACTAAACATTTCAACGTCTGGTGTGCATCCGCTGTCGGATGGATGGACATGGACAAATGGAAAGCCTGTGCAGATTCAAATCTGAACATCGAAGACTTTCTGGGTGAAACGTGCTGGGCTGGCCTGGATCTCGCAAACAAGCTGGACCTGACTGCTTACGTCCTGCTCTTTATGCGTGAGCTGGAAGGTAAGCAGCACTATTACCTGTTCCCACGCTTCTATCTTCCCGCCGCCCAAATAGACAACCATGCAAATGGTCACTACAAACAGTGGACAGACCTGGACTATATGCAGGCTACGCCTGGCTCCGTCAACACCCATGTTGAGATGCGAGAGCAAATCAATGAGGATGCGAAACGGTTTGACTTGCGTGAGGTTGGCCACGACCCCTATGGGGCAGGACAGCTGATTGCTTCTCTCATAGATGAGGGTTTGACCTGTGTTGAGTTGCAGCAGACCTGGAAGTATCAGTCTGAGCCAATGAAAACCCTGGAAGCATTGGTCATGGATGGCACGTTGCACCACGACGGCAATCCGGTGATGACCTGGTGCGTCTCCAACACGGTCGTGCACCGGTACAAGAACGAAGTCATCACCCCTGACAAGGCCAGTGCGGATAAGAAAATTGACGGCTTAGTTGCCGCCCTCATGGCGCTCAGGCCAACAACATTACTAATTCCAAAGAAAACATCGTCCTTCCTGCCTTTTTTCTTGTAACGGAGACACCTTGAAATTACGAAACCCATTTCGCCGGGATGAGAAGCGCAACTCGCTTAATCCCGCTGGTCTTTTTTCCGCCGCCTGGGATGTGCTGAGTAATACACACGGCACGTCTTCAGGTGAGCCTATCAATGAAAGTATCGCGCTCCAGCACGTCACTGTATACGCCGCCGTGCGCGTGATCGCTGAATCCGTTGGCTCTATGACGATCAGGTTGTACAAGAGGCTTCCGAAGGGCAGAGAAGAGGCCATTAACAACCCGATTCACCGAATGTTGTCTGTGTCCCCCAATGGGGAAATGAGTGCTCCGGTAATGTGGGAAAGTCTGGCTGGAGGTATGGCGCTCCAGGGCAACAGCTACGCAGAACTGCTCAGGAGTGCCCAGGGAGCTATAGTCGGTTTATATCCGCTCGACCCTCGCATGACTGAGCCAGTGCGCCTACCCAATGGCAAGCTTGCGTACAAGACTACTGTTGGTGTCACGAGTGGTCAGAGTCGAATCATTGCTTCTGCTGACATGCTTCACTTTCCACTCTTCTCCTGGGATGGCCTGAAAGGGTTGTCTCCGATTGGGCAGGCTAGAAATAGCGTAGGTCTCGCAATCGCCTCTGAGAAGTATGGTGCAAAATTCTTTGGCAACAACAGCATTCCACCTGGTTACCTGTCCCCGGTTGGTGCTGTCTCAGAGGAGGACCTCAATAACATGAGGGACTTTTGGGAACGTGCTAATTCAGCAGCTAACCAGGGTCGCATCGGTGTATTGCCATCTGACTGGAAACTGATTCAACTTGCGTTGTCTCCGGAGGATAGCCAATTTCTCCAGACACAGCAATTTTCCAGGACGGCCATAGCAAGTCTGTTCCGAGTGCCACCCAACATGATTGGGGATACTTCAAGGCTCTCAAATAACAATCACGAGCAGCAAAGCCTGTCGTTTGTCACAGATACGCTGCGGCCATATCTGGTCCGTATCGAGAAAGAAATTCAGCGGAAGATGCTTCCTGAAGACGGTTCCTTGTTCGTGGAGTTTGACGTAAGTGAACGGCTTCGGGGCGATTTTGCGTCAACCATGGCAGGTTTTGCCACGGGTCGCCAGTGGGGATGGTATAACGCAAACTCAATTTTGGAACAGCTTGGTGAGAACCCAATCGGTCCTGAAGGTGACATCTATTGGGCACCAGTCAATATGACAAACGCGGCAAACCTGATTGCACCGGCACCAGATCCCGCACCACTACCTCTGCTTGATCCGCCAACTGATCCACCAACTGAATCGCAACGCTCAATGTTCAATTCTTACCTTCCAGCTTTCACTGGGCTTTTCCAGGACGCTGTTGGAAGAGTTACGATGCGCAGCAAACGAGACATCGATAGTCTCACACCAATTCTGTCTCCTGTCCTTGAATCGATTTGTCAGATCGTGGTGGCTGAAGCACGGTGTCAGTTCGGTCTAGCTGATGGATGGAACCCCTCGGAAAAGATTATTAAGGACTGCATCAAGTCTGTATCCAGCAGAGCACAGGAATGGACAGCAGAAGCAAAGGTGCAGACTTCTTCAAGTGAGTTGAACAAAGCGATTCGTTCGATTCACTTAAACATTTACCGCGAAGCGGGTGCAGCAGTGGCACTCACCAATCCCCCGAAACTCAGGAATACGAATGATGAATAACATTGAACGGCGCAATATAACGCAGGAGTTTAGGGTTTCAGCGGATGGTGAGGCAGCGAGTATTTCAGGCTATGCGTCTTTGTTCAATTCGCCTTATGATGCAGGTTGGTGGATCGAACAGATTGACCCGAGTGCTTTCGATTCGGTGGTTGCGTCAAATCCTGATACGCGTGCACTCTGGAACCACAACCCGGATTGCGTGCTGGGTCGCACAACGGCTGGCACACTTCATTTGACCATTGATACACGTGGGCTGGCGTACGTCATAGATCCCCCGGATACGGCCCTTGCGAAAGACCTCATGGTGTCGATGCGTCGCAAGGATGTAACCCAGTCGTCTTTCGCGTTCATCACAAAACGCGATCAATGGGTAGATAACCCAGACGGCACGATCACCCGCACGATTCTTGAATTTAGTGATTTGCTCGATGTTTCGCCGGTGACGTATCCAGCGAACCCAGCAACTTCAGCGCAGTCCCGCAGTCTCCCTTCTTCCATGCCCCAGGAAATGCGATCACGGCTTGAAAAGCGTGACATAGGGGATGATGGTTTGGATTGCCCCTGCGGCTGCCCCCAATGTTCTGTTGGTGCATGTGGTATTTGCTCGTCCGCTCCTCAATGTATTGGAGCAATGCGATCACTTGTATCCGACAGTGAAAAGCGAAAGATGGAGATGCGTCTAGCCTTCCTCTCGCTATAACCCAAAACCAGTTTGATCTACGCAGGATGGATGCGCCGTT